GCAACACCTAATAAAAATGGAAACCAATGGAGACAAGCTACTGGCATGATAACTATAAAGAGTGCTGATGTTTAAAAAAGATATTTTTAAACAGTTGCCAGAATATCTACAGCCGAAAATATTATCGGCTGTAGCTTTCATTAATGCTGTTCAGCCAGATGTAGAGAAAGCAGTTGAAAGAATAAATATTGTATCTAAATCTTTAAACTTGAAAGAAATGAATTGGGTTATGCATTTATTATCACTTGAAAAAATTAGTGAGTTAATGAGTACGCACCAAGATTTTGAACACTTCAAAGCTGAAAGAGAAAAAAGAAAGACAGTACATTAATGAGTGATTTAAAATACTGTCAAGGTGTTAAGTGCCATACCTATCATACTAAAGATAGGTTGCGAGGAATAAAAGGTAATAAGCATTATCAAACTCGTAGACGTTCTTCTTTTTATTATCTTGGTGGTAATGCGTGTTCAATGCAATGTGAACGTGATTGGTTTGAAAGATATGGTGAACAAGCTGTCAATTACTTTGGCAGAATAACCGAGCCTAAACAACTAACAGCTGATAATGCATGGAATAAGATGCGTGATTGGGGTGCTGATAGCGAGACTTATTATACTTATAATACTCTCACTAATGAACAACGACCCATAACATCAGAACAATATAGAAGTGACTTTACATTAAATAAAATTACGGAATAACTATCTCAATAGTTATGCATGAAAGAGGCGCAGTAATGCGCCTCTTTCTATTTGTAATTGTATGTAGTTCTTGCATACCCCACATATTGTGTGTCAATCTAAATCTTATAATATCCCTCACTTTATTCGTGTATGTTGCACAATGGCAACAGGGCGGGCCCACCCCTACGGGGGTAGGGAATCGGGGCGGGCCCACCCCCATCGGGGTATCGGGCCCCATGCGATTTCTGTGTGGAAGAATTTGGGGAGGGCCCACCCCCTAAACAAGAGAAAAGGGGTCCCAAGGTTTACCCTTTATTGCTTAATTCAGACAGTCATGGTAAGACTTTTATAAACGGGTTCATATGAAGACAATTGATGAAAATTTTTTAAAAAAATTACCAAAAGGCGAACAAAAAGAGTACTTAAAAACCTATTTACAAGCTGATCGTTTAGAAAATAAGAAACGATGCCACAATAACTTTCTATCTTTTGTGAAATTCATGTGGGAAGACTTTATTTCTGGGTATCATCACAAAATTATTTCTGAAAAATTTAATAAGTTGGCTTCTGGTGAAATAAACAGGCTAATTGTTAACATGCCACCTAGACATACGAAGTCAGAATTTGCCTCAAACTACTTACCGGCGTGGATGATTGGTAAAAATCCAAAATTAAAAATTATCCAAGCGACTCACACCGCAGAATTAGCTGTAAGATTTGGAAGAAAAGCCAAACACCTTATCGATTCTCCGGAATATCAAGAACTTTTTGATACAACACTTAGAGAAGATTCCCAAGCTGCCGGAAGATGGGAGACTGCGCAAGGCGGAGAGTACTTCGCGGTCGGTGTTGGAGGTGCCATGACAGGTCGTGGTGCGGATTTATTGATTATTGATGATCCTCACAAAGAAAAAGATATGCTCAGCAAGGATTCGTTCGACAAGGTGTACGACTGGTACACTTCAGGACCACGACAACGTCTGCAGCCAGGCGGAAAAATCGTTTTAGTTATGACTCGTTGGTCTACAAAAGATCTTACGGGACAACTCGTCAAGGCTCAGGGAGATGTTAAAGGAGATGAATGGGATGTTGTAGAATTTCCAGCCATCCTTCCTAACAATAAACCCGTTTGGCCAGAGTATTGGAAGAAAAAAGAATTAGACGGAGTTAAAGCTTCAATTAGTATTCCAAAATGGAACGCTCAGTACATGCAAGCCCCAACTTCGGATGAAGGAGCGATTATTAAACGAGAATGGTGGAGAGATTGGAAACATAATGACCCTCCTCACTGTGATTTTATCATTCAGTCTTACGATACAGCTTTTTTAAAAAAAGAAACAGCCGATTATTCGGCAATTACGACTTGGGGAATTTTTAACAGAGAAGATAGCGGACAAAATGCAATTTTATTGGACGCATTTAAAGATAGATACGATTTTCCAGAGCTTAGACGTAAAGCTCACAAGGAATATATGTTTTGGAGACCGGATGTTGTGATTATTGAGGCGAAAGCTTCTGGATTACCTCTCACTCATGAGCTTAGACAGATGGATATACCAGTTATCAATTTTACCCCTAGCAAAGGGAACGATAAACATGTTAGAGTGAACTCGATTGCACCTCTTTTCGAAGCGGGCAAAATTTGGGCGCCCAAACATAAACAATTTGCTCAAGAAGTGATCGAAGAATGTGCTGCATTTCCGCTTGGAGATTATGATGACTATGTGGATTCAATGACGCAAGCGATTATGCGTTTAAGAGGGTCACATTTTGTGACTCACCCTGAAGATTACAAAGAGGAAAAATTAAATAGAGGAAATAACTTAGTATACTATGGCTAGAAAACTAATATTAGAGAATTTAATGAAATTGGCTTCAGGTATTGGAGCAAACCCAAATAAATTTATGGGAACTCGAAGCAATATTACTTTTTTAGGAAAAGGTCCTGAAAAAAATCCCTTGTTCCAGAGATATCTACCCGGATTAGAAAATGCAACGACTCAAAACCTCGGTTCCCGATCCTCGCTCATTGAAGCCACCGAAGATGCCATGGGATTTGCGAGTGCGGGTAAACTCAACGATATCCAACTCAAAATTTTAACCGAGAACCTAACCGGCATTAACAAAATTTTAAATCCGCCAACATTACCGATGGCAAGCGTTTCTCAGTTACCGACTCGGGGAACAGGGATTAAGTCCATGCTTCCGGAACCAGGGCCAGGGGATGTTGCAGCTTTCCACGGCGCGCTGAATATGCAAACCGGAATGTCCAGAGCCATTGCTCGAAATCTTTTACTCAAAGATAATAGACTTAAACTTAGCTCTGGCGATCTGTCTATGTTGAAAGAAGGAAAAGGCGAACCGTTAGACCTGATGAAGAAATATTATGGAGAAAGTATGTCGGCCTATGATGACTTTTTAAATCAGGTGAATCTCGAAGCAGCCCGTCCTGAGGAATTTGCCGATATGATTTTAAAGAATATTAAGCTAGTGCCCCAATTTGCTAAAGGTGGTCTCGCTAGGATCTTGGAGATGTAATGAGTTTATTCAAACGTGATGAAAATAAATATCGTCGAGAATATATGCGGGAGTACCGCTTAAACAATCCACGAGCTAAAAAAGTTATTGATATCATAGTCGATGGTAAACGATACTCCTTTGAAGCACCAGCAGAACATAAACCCGGAACCAAGGATCTTCTTAAAAAACTTATTAGGGGAATTAAAAAATGGAAACAGAATCCGACTCAAGAAAATTGGATAAAAATCTTTAGAGTCCCCCTAGGTCCAGATGCCAAGACGACGAGTAAACAATTACGGACATCGGTTCAACTCAGAAACTTTCTTCAAAATAAACCAATGGAAGGGGCCCTTTGGAAAGGTATTTTTGAGAAGTCCAATATGAAGAAGCTCTTAAATTTATCGGAAGCCGATGTAAGTAAGATTAAAACCTATACTCCGGAAGTTTTTGCATCCACGAGAGGATTATTGGGGTCCAAAGCTGCGGCTTTACGAACTCCTCTTCAAAAAGGAACTAACGATCTTCCAGAAATCGTAAAAATTTTTGATAAATATAAATATAATACAGATCTTAGTAACTTGAAGAATCAAGATGCGGTTCTGGATTTAATAAAAAAGAATTCCATCATCGCTAATCGTTTTAAACAAGAAGGCGTCCCTCTAACCTTTAAAAATTTAAAAACTAGAATTTCACGAGCCCATAATGCGGTTATTAAAAATACCTTAGACAAAGGAAAGTATGCGGGAATTTTCGAAGGTCTTTCTACAGCGGATAGACAAAACTTTTTAAACAATGCTCAGAAAATGTTTGGAGGTATAATTAATCGAACTTTTCAAAGTCAATTAATTGATACTTTAAAAGGAGACCAGTTAAAACAGGCTACTGAAAAACTTTCGAAGTTTTCAAATCTAAGAAAGTTTTTAAGTGATCGAATGGGGCACATGGGAACGCGACATGACGCTTTCATCCAACTAGACCACCCCATTAGTTTAGCGGCTCTGGATAAATCAAAAAATCTTAATCAGGCTCTCAGAGTTAATCCAATTGCTGGCGATATTAATCTATGGAAAAATAAAATAGATAAACGTTTGAATGTTTTACAAAAAAATAAAGACGTTAAAGGTTTACGAGCGATTAATGAAGTTAATCAAGTGTTATTTGGAAAAGGCGCTCCTTCATTTACCGCAGGTGCCGAGGGTATTTCTAAAATCAAAGGATTGCCGGCAGATTTTAGAAAAGCGAATATGCTTGAACAATTAAGAGGAAGTGTTGGCTTACACGAACAGCTTAAGACGAATATACCAAACATTAAACCTGAAACTTGGAAAGCTTCTGGATTAAACCAGGCAAAAGTAACTTCATCATTGGAAGCACTTAAAATTTGGAAGCCTGAAGTTTTAAATCCTTTGATTGATGAATGGACTAATAAAAATCCTAAGTTTGCAAAAATTTTGGAAAAAAGAATCGGATGTCAGAGTGGGTGTTTAGCAGCAGCTGCTAATGAAAATCCTTCCGCATTTTCTGAAGCTCTTAAAAAAACACCCGGAGCAGCACGTTCATTTTTAGGTATGTTGGGTAGAGGCGGAGTGAAAGCTGCGCCGTTCGCAGCAGTTGCTGCGGCAGGTGCACTTGCAGAGCCTTTAGTGAAACAATTTAGAAATGACGACCCAACAACTTACATGACCGATCCAGATCAACAGAAAGGAGTGTTATTATCTTTAGTAGAAGCAGAAACTCCAAAAGTGGATGAAGAAATTTTAAAATGGCAGTATCCAGGTATTGCTGCAGGAGCAGCAGCCGCGATTCCTGGTTCCAGTGCTGTGTATAAAGCTAGACGAAAACCATTCAAGGCAAGAGCAGCGATGGGCCCAGCTCGAGCAGCTCTAGGACCGGTTGGAAAATTTTTAGCAGGATCGTTTTCTCCATTAGCTGTAGCGGCAAGTTTACCCATTCATATAGGCGCTCAGATTAAAGGAGGAGCAGAACTAGAAGATATTGCAACTGACCCAGTTAATTGGGCGGGACCTGCATTCGCTAGTGCGGGTGCCAAGGCAGCAACACGAGGAATGCCTAAAACAGGTATTTTATCTAAAGCTCTTAGAATGGGAATGAGTCCCGCTGGATTAAGAGTGTTATCGAGAGGGGGAATCTTCGGACTTCTGGCAGCAGGAGGATTAAAAGGTTATGACATCTGGGAAAACAGTAAATACAAATAAAACTCTTGTTGCAAATATGCAACACGTGAAATGGAAAGCAATCCCTCCTTTGAAGGGACCAAACTCACAAGGCTTGAATATTAAAGATAAACAGGTTAAAACAATAATAAATTCGGGAGATATAAATGGTAGACAAAATAGACAAAGCGTTACCCAACGTAGATCAAGAAGTTAATATACAACCAGAAGAAATTACGGTTACAGAAACCGATAAATTATCTGAAGTGACCCCAGAAGGGGCTGAAGTTGTTATGGATGAGCAAGGCGGAGCGGAAATTAATTTCGATCCCATGGCTCAACAACAAGCCAGTCAAAATCATTTTGATAATTTAGCAGAACAAGTTGATGATAATGAATTAAGCAGACTCGGTTCCAAATTATTTGATGATTATTCTCAATATAAATTTTCCAGAAAAGATTGGGAAGATACTTACACAAAAGGTTTAGATTTATTAGGATTTAAATACGTTAACCCTACACAGCCGTTTCAAGGTGCCAGTGGTGCAACGCACCCAGTACTTGCTGAAGCGGTTACCCAATTTCAAGCTCAAGCTTATAAAGAATTACTTCCTGCGGATGGTCCTGTTAGAACTCAATCCCTAGGAAAACCTAGCCGTCAAAAAGAAGAACAAGCGGTTAGAGTAAAAAATTTCATGAACTATCAGCTCATGGATGTGATGAAAGAGTATGAACCCGAATTCGATCAAATGCTTTTTTATCTCCCTCTTGCCGGCTCTGCCTTCAAAAAAGTTTATTACGATGAACTCTTAGGCAGAGCGGTATCTAAATTTGTACCGGCTGATGATTTAGTGGTGCCCTATACAGCAACTTCAATTGAAGATGCAGATTCTGTTATGCATACCGTTAAAATGTCGGAAAACGATGTAAGAAAAAAACAAGTTTCAGGTTTTTATAGAGATATCGAATTAAAACCTGGTTATGACCAAGAAACAGAAGTTGAAAAGAGAGAACGTCAACTCGAAGGAATTAAAAAAACAAGAGACGAAGATATTTTTACAATTATTGAAGCTCATGTTTATTTAGATCTTGAAGGTTTCGAAGATATGGATCTTCAAACTGGAGAACCTACAGGAATTAAACTTCCTTATATTGTGACCATAGAGTCCAATACAAGAAACATTCTTTCTATTAGAAGAAACTATCAACCTAACGATCCATTAAAAAGAAAAGTTGAATACTTTGTTCACTTTAGATTTTTACCTGGAATGGGTTTTTATGGTTTTGGTTTAATACATATGATTGGCGGACTATCAAGAACAGCAACCACTGCTCTACGTCAATTACTGGATGCAGGAACCTTAAGTAATTTACCTGCAGGATTCAAACAACGAGGCATACGAGTAAGAGACGAAGCTCAAGCAATACAGCCTGGCGAATTCCGAGATGTCGATGCACCTGGTGGAAGTATCAAGGATGCATTTATGACTCTTCCTTTT